TTACCTTTTCCTCCATTTCTTTGTATTATCAAGCAAATTATACAATATATTTACATTAAGTTCAAATTATTCATAAATTGTTGCAAAAAATAAAAAAGAAAAGGACACTATAAAAATAGCATCCCTTTAAATTCTATATTAAGCTTAAATATTTAGCACTTACATATCCACCGTGTGGTCCATAGTAAGTGTGATACCAATCACCAACACGTTTAAATATCTTAACCTTATCTCCTTTATTTAATTTTCCAAGCACATTATTTAAATTACTAGTGTCCATGGAGCTTCTTACTCGAACTCCATTACCGGTGCATATTGCCATCCTACCATCTAAATTGCCTAAAGATGTATTAACTGTAGTAGCTTGTCCATTTACTGCATTTTTAATATCTGCTAATGGATAATTTACCCCAGGACAATTAGTTGAGTAAGGAGCTTCTTTATGCCCTTTAAATACTATTGCAGGATATTTCTTTTTAAGATAAATACATAAAGCAATAATTGCTTGTTTTTGTGCCGCTGGCATAGATTCCTTCATGTAATCTCCTTCGGCGCATATTCCCAAAGTATTTGTGTTATGACCTTTACAATGTGCTCCTATAGCATTATCTGGTCTACCCTTATATATGCTTCCATCTTTTCTTACGAAGTAATGGTAGCCAATACCGCTCCAGCCTTTATCAACTATATGACAACGGTGTATATCTTCAACGGAGCAATTAGACCATTCAGCGTGATGTAATAAAACTGTTTTAGGATTGTTTCCATAAGTTAAGCTTTTAAATTTTAAATTTTTATCAATTATGTTCATTTTAAATTCCCCTTTATCAAATTTATTTAAATTATATTTTTTAACTATTTCTATTATCTTTTCTATATAGTCTGGAGCAGAGCAGTAACCTCCAACTACTATTGCTTTTATTTGTTCTAGATAATTTGTAGCTTTAAAAACACCAGCTTCTGTATACCATTTAGCTTTTAAAAATTTAGCATGGTCCAGTATACTTTCTCTCCAACTTTTATAAATCCTAAAAGGCTGCTTAACTGTTATAATTCCATCATTTGTGTATTCTTTAGTGTCTAAATTAACAGTTTCCCCTGTCCAATCTCTTAAAGCTTTAATACCAAATAAATTGTTGTATTGTTGTGCAAGAGTACTTGTACCCCAACCAGATTCCAGGATAGCCTGACTTATTGTTACACTAGCAAAAATTCCGTATTTCTTTTGCGTTTCTATTGCTGCATCCTTTATTGTATTAATAAATTCTATTTGATCCACTTAATCAACTCCTTTTTTAGCTTGTTTATACAATTGATTAGTTCCTATAGCACAAAATGAGCATATAATTCCTTCTAATATGCTTGTAGCCCTTAGTCCATCTATTATAAGACTAAAAGCTATTCCAATTATTAAAAGAATCCATGGTATTATGTTATCTTTAATCTTAGAAGCTTTTAAAAACACTCCTAAAACATAAAGAGCAACTACTAATATAAGCAGCTGCTCTGGAATAAATTTTACAAAATTTATATTTGTTAAATCCATAAAGTTCTCTCCTATTTAACTTTTTCTTTAATATATTCTATATCAAATTTTAGAATTTCAATTGTACTATTATTTTGAGCTAGTTCTTGAATAATGCTTTGATTTTTTTCTATAGTTGCCTGGTATTGTTCTTCACGTTTATTGTTTTGCTCCTGAATTTTATCTACTAGATTTTTATAGTTGTTAGATTGATTTAAATAAAACCATGCAAATAAGGCAAGCATAGGGCTTACCTTCAAGGTTTCTATAATTATATTTTCCATATATCCTCCTAATTGTAGTTAGTGATTATTAATTCATTATATTTGCCCCTCGCCTTCTCTTGTCTACTTACTGAATAATTAACTTTTACTTTTTTAAAATTAAACCCATCATACCATTCCCGAACTTGTGGATGGTCATTTATTGTTAAAAGAAATTTACCTCTTATATTTTTGAGCATATCTCTTAGTAATAAATGTTCTTTTTCACCAAATTTATTTTCATAGCCAGCAGTTTCCCAATATGGTGGATCACAGAAAAAGAAAGTGTGTGGTCTATCATATTTTTGAATAATCTTTTCAAAGCTTAAATTTTCTACATAAGTATTTCTCAATCTTTCTTTTAATTCACCTAAAACATTTTTATAAAAAATTTGTGGTTTAGGTTTACTGGTTGTTCCGTAACCGTAAGTACCTCCTTTCCCTGCAAAACTTTGTGTAATTAAATACAAAAACCTAACTGCTCTATTTATTTCAGTTAGGTATTCTATGCTGCAGTTTTTATATTCTTCAAAAACATCTCTTGCTGAAAACTCAAAATCTAATTGTCTTTCTATTTCTGGAGCATGATATTTTATCATTTTAAAAAGGTTTATTAGTTCTTTGTCAATGTCATTTACAACCTCGACTTTTGAAGGAGCTTTTCCAAAATAAACCCACCCTGCTCCAAAAAATACTTCAGCATAGCAAGTATGTTCTGGTATCATTTCTATTATTATTTTTCTTAATTTACTTTTTCCACCCATTCGTGTTATTGGTGATTTCATCATATGCTTATACTCCTTTTGTTTTTTATTTTCTGCTTGTGTAATAAAAAAACTAACGTACAATATTTAAAATGTACGCTTGTTATTTGTTATTAAAAAAGTTTATTATTTTCTTCATATCTTCTAATTTTTCATATACAAACTCTTTTACCCATTTTTGAGTGGCTATCTCTTCATGGAATTTATTTACTATAGTATCTGAATTTAATATAATCCCATGACTTGCTATTAAATCCAAATAACCTGAACTTTTGCCACTTTGCATTGTAGCAATACCATTTATTGCTGTTGTATCTCCACCATCAATTATTACATAATCTGATACTCTTGATATTCTCGAACCTATTTCATCTGCGTCTATCGTTCCAGTTTTTATACAAGAACCGTCAATGGTTGTTTCACCTCGTTCTAAGTTCCTGAAAGTAACGTAGCCATCTAAATCAATGTTAAGCGCTCTCATTTTAAGTTTTTTTATCACTCATATTTATAGCACTAACCAAAGCATTTCCATTAATTTCTCCTCCATCAACTACTAGATTGATACTATCTGCATTTTGTTCTATTTTAGTATTACAATCTTTAATTTTGCCATTAACATCTTCTATTTGTCCATTTACGGTTGCTATAATACCTTTTTCTGTCTGCTCTATTTTACTATTGCACTTATCTATTTTGTTATTTACTTCTAATGTAATAGAGTTTGCAGTTTGCTCTATCTTTGTATTGGTCTTATTTATTTCTTCTACTGTTAGAGTTATTCTATCGTCTTGTTGCTCTATCTTACTATTAAATTGTTTCTTAGTATTTTCTAAACTTTCTTTTACTTCATCTATAGAATTACTTAAATTACTTAAATCTGTAGATAAATTTTCTTTAAAACTGCCAAGCTCTATTTCTAAATATTTATTTAAAATAGAATCCCACTTATACTTGATTACTTTTTGTCTTATATCTATACCCATTTTTAAGTGTTTAACAGTTACTATATCTCCTAAATTTACGCTCTCCAAACAACTATAATTTTTATATTCTTCTGTTTTACTAAGCTCTACAAAATCTACCTTATAATTAGTCTTGGGTACATCTATATGTCCAACTTTATATAGCTCCTGAACTTTTTCTCTAAGTCTTCTTTTTACATCTGATTCTGTTATACCCTTTTCGGAATCTACTTTTATATCTCCAAAATGTATATGTCTGATTTTAGGATGTGGATATTTATCTATGTTAGGAGAATCTATATATTTTTCTTCTAACATAATTACTGAATCATTTTCAGTAAGCCCCGTTGGCATAATCCTTGTAACTACTTCACTATTGTCTAAGTCTTCTTCTAGTCCTAAAAGGTTCTTACCATAGCTTATAGTCACACCTTTATCAGTTCCAATACTATTTAATATAGAAATATTAAAATTATCTCTTAATATCTCTCCACCCCATCTGCTTAAAAAGCTATTTTCATTATCTCCTATTAAAGCTTGTATTGGATTTTTTCTAACATAGAATGCATCTGACTTCTCATTTAGATTACTGTTTCCTTTAAAATTATGAGGGTATTGTGTACTGTTTAAAATTCCTTTTATAGCAGTATCACCTGTAACACTTCCTGTTCTATAACTTTCTATAAAATTATCTATTAGATCATAAAAAATATGTTTTGCATATACGCATATAACTCCCATATTTTTAACTGGTCTGTATATACGAAATAATTGATAACCATTAGGAGTGTTAGCTTTCACAATATTATCCTTAATTAAATAATTAGATTTTTTATCGAATATAGGACATTCTAATTCTAATCCGTAAAAACTATTAAGTTCTTCTTCTACTTCACATCTTATAGCATTGTTCAATACTGCAAGTCCGTTATGGTTAAAGTCTGTTTCCTTTGCATCATATATATTTATTATTTTTATCACCACCTAAAAAAGACAATAAAAAAAGACTTATAAAAGTCATAATCTATTGCCTTTGAATATTTAATTTTACCTTACATATTTTTCTAGTATGCATCAACTTTACTTTTAATTATTTCTTCCTTTTCTTGTTTTGTAATCCACTTAGCTGTTACGAAAATGTCTAAGTCTTTTTCTACATATAATCCCATTAAAAAATATTCTTTTATAAATTTAATCATTAATGTTCCCTCCTAATTGTGCAAGCTTAATTAATAAATTTGCGTTTAATTCTTGTTGCTTTTTAAGATGTATTTGTAAGTTTGCACTATCTTTTAACAATTTTGAGTTTATTTCTAACTGTTGTTCTTCTTCTGTTAGTTTATCATTAGTAAAATCCCCACCTTCAACTTTAAATATATCCATATTTGATATACCTTGTATTTTCACATTGATTTTATTATCTTTATAACACTCTATTTTATTTTTATATTTAACTATTTTATCAAATTGAAAATCTTTCTTTGTTAATGTATCTTTGAGCCGTTTTTTTTTCTATTAATAAGTACATTCTATCACCTCTAAAAACCATATGATTTAGCATTATATACATCTGTAACTTTTGAAGCACAATTTTCAAATTTTGTACCATCACTTATAACAAGTCCTCCAACATTTTTAATCGGATTAGTGTAATTATATATTTTACAACCAAAAATAATACATAAACTTGCAAACGAGTTAATCGCAGTTATATTTTGTTTTTGTTCTGGATTAAACAAACACTCAGTTATATTGCAATGTGAAACTTCAATGTCACTAAGATCTTTCATTGTAACTTGTTGAATTATAAGATTACAATGCCTTATTCTAAAACCTTCAATCACTCCATTAATTATATTTCCAGTACAATTACGCATAGTTAATGTGCCATTGATTTCATGGTTATTTAAGTTTAAGCATCCATGAAAATTATTTATAAATTGAGCATCATTTAAATTTGATTGTAATTTTATCACAATAGGTGTTAAATTAGTTAATAAATTGCGTCTATTTGATTCAACTACTGCACTTGTTAAAGAAGCAAATGGATTATCAAAAGAACCATCTCCGGTTTTGTCATTCCCTTTAAGGGCATTTACATAAATTACGTTGTCTTCTAATGGAACTACTTTTGTTTTAGAAATAAG